AAGGTGCCGGCACTTACCTCGACTGCAACGACCAATTGGCTGAGTGACTACGCCCCAGATGCTTATATTTTCGGTCTATTGGTCGAGATTAACGCCTTTGTGAAGGATAAAGAGACCGCAGCGTCGTGGGACGGTCGATTCATGACGGTATTGAACGAAATTAACATAGACAGCGCATTCAAACGCTGGTCAGGCCCGCCAATGCAAATGAGGACAGCCTAATGGGTTTAGAAACAGGTTCATATTTAGACGATCTCGACCCGACTTGGCCGCTTCAGGGCGATCCAGTCAACCAAGGCTCGGCGCACATTAGGTTGATCAAGGATATCCTGCAGACTACCTTTCCAGGGGCTGCTGCTGGTGGTTTTGCCAAGGCGATTATCGCAACTGAGGACGAGATTAATTATCTATCCGGCGTGACCAGTAATGTACAAGATCAGCTTAACGCACTGGATGTCAGGGTAACGGCAAATGAGGCGGCAATTGTTTCTCTTGGGGACAACTTGTCTGCACCAGCAACCACTGCAATGTCATTTTACCAGGCGGCAGCTCCGACAGGTTGGACTCAAATCATAACGGCAGATGTAAACAATGCCATGCTGAGGGTCGTTAATACGGCGGGTGGTGGTAATGGCGGCTCAGACAATCCCATTTTAATGACTGGGACTGATGTCCCGGCTCACCCTCATGCGTTTACTACTGATGCGGGTGGTGTGCATAACCATCCTATGTATCGCGGCACTGAAGACGGGGGTGGCGGCACGTTATGGGCAGCTATTATTTCCCAAGGATTGAACGGGAAGGCGGCGGACGTATTGGATAATAGTGTATCTCATACGCACACTGGAACTACCGATAATAATAGCGGTGATGACTGGACGCCCAAATACGTGGACATGATTATTTGTACTAAAGACTGATGAAAACAATTATCACATGCAGCGCAGGTATGACTAAGCCGATGGCCGGCAAGTCAACAGAAAACGCCGATTCTTTTGGTTGTGCCGCCTGTGAATATGTGTATAAGAACACGATACACCGCTGTAATGAGTTTATTGAAATGGCCGGCGTTGACGCCCAGGGTAAAGACTGGAACCGCTGGACTTGTGCAAGATCCGCAATGCCCGCTTTAATCATTGAGTCATCCTCAACCAATCGATCTGTTGCCATGGCTATCGAGTCTCAGCGAAATGAGCAGATCAAGCGACAGGATAAAATGCTGGAGTTAGCAGAACAGGGCAAATTGATCTCACTGGAGAAAAACAGTGCCTGAGTCTCTAGTCTTATCCAATATCGGCAATAAAGGGCTAGCCTCAGATCCAAAGCCGTGGGAATTGCCCCCCTGAATACATTACGGACGGGATTAACTACCGTATTTTTGCCGGCGCAATCAAAAAGGACGGCGGCAGCGAGTTATGGTCTACGGTGGGGGTTAATTTCTTCCCCGGTCATTTGATTTATGTCCCTGCAGAAAGCAATGAATTCTGGTTATTGGCAGGGCGTACCGCTATTTATATCTTTGATGGGGCGGTATGGACAGATATTAGCTCGGTTGCTGGTTATGCGAGTATCGGCGCTGATGACGAATTATTGTGGAACTCCTGTCTGTTAGGTTCAATTCCGATTGTCGCTAATCCCCAGCATTTTCCTGAGTATTGGAATCCGCAACAGGCCAGCCAAGTGATGCAGCCACTAATGTTTGATGCCGTGAATGATTGGAATGCCAAGGGTTACACGTTCAAGATCATACGGGCGCATAAAAGTTATTTATTCGCCCTTGACTTGTTTGAAGGGGTAGATCACTTCCCGGACGGGTTCAGGTGGTCGCATCCTGCATCTGCAAATGGTCTCCCGCCAACATGGGATGAAACCGACAATGCCTTTTTAGCCGGCAAGGGTTATCTGGGCGGCGATGGCGGGACGATCATGGATGGGTTGTCGTTAAGGGACTCATTTTGTATCTATTCTGAGGGTGCCATTGATATTCTGGATTCAACCAATGATGAGGCGGTATGGCGGCGTCGAGAGCTGTCTTTTACTACTGGGCTTTTGTCAAAAGAGGCGCTAGTAGAAGTAAAGGGCAAGCATTTATTTCTAGCTGACGGTGATATTGTCGGAAATAACGGAAACCGCATTGAATCCATTGCTCATAACCGGATACGGGCAAGAATTCGCCAGGTAAGTAGTGAGAATCTGGCGAGATCGTATGCGGTGCGTAACGATTCAGCAAAAGAGGCATGGTTTTGTGTACCTGAAGAGGGGGCAGAGTATGCGAATCTGGCTTTTATCTACAACTGGAAAGACGACAGCTGGGCAATACGCGATTTACCCTATGAAAGCGGTGTATCGGGTGTTTCTTATGCCTCGTATGGCTCTCAGCGTGCACCTGCAACCACGTGGGCGCAGAAAACGACCACTTGGGCTAGTGATAGCACTGTTTGGGGGTCTGCGGGTAGAACGCCTCTGGATGACACGATTGTAGGGTGTGAACCTCAAACAGGGTCTATTGTCATTCTTGACCCACTGGACGACCCGGATGAACCGTATCAGTCAAAGATTGAACGGACAGATATCGCGGTTGCCGGGCAACGGCAGGTCACGACAATTACCCGGGTTTATCCCCACATGGACGGCACGCAGCCCGTACAGATTGAATTTGGCTCCCAGGCTTATGCGGGAGCGCCGGTACAGTGGAAGCCTGCGGTGACATTTAACCCCAATACTGATCGAAAAGTGGATATCAGGACAACGGGAGAGCTGCACGCCTATCGGATTAACTCTGATGGGACAGGGCAGTGGGCATTATCGGGAATGACGATTGAATTTGAATTTAACGGATTACGATGACCGGCGCGAACCTATCTGACGAACAGCCTCCAGTCTCAACCGAGCCTGATCTGGCCGATTATCTGTCCAGACGGTTCCGAGAGGTCGCTATTGCGTTGCCGGACGCCCAGCATGCCAATCCTGAGCGTAAGGAAATGCCTTACAAGCCTCAGTTTGGCCATGTTTACTACTTTGGCGATCCAGACGTCCACAATTACGATGCGGCCATTAACGTGGCCGGATGGTGGGGTTATATGGAGGTTTTTCCATCCACAGACCCCAAGACAGGGCGATGGGATTTAATTTCATCATCAGTCGTTGAGGCAGAAAAGATCGCTATGCGAAAGGCAACAGCGCAAAGCGTGCCTAATCTCGGGACTGTCACTAATTATGATGTGGGTACGACCCCAAACAATAACGAGCTGCTGACTTATGATCTGACCGCTGGAACAATCACGATAGGCAGGGCGGGGCTATATAGTATTGATGGTTATATAGAGGCCACAGGGTCTAATAATCAAGCCTATTATGGCGCGTATGTTGCTATTAACGGAGTAGGCACCTTCCTGATTGGGTCTATGCAATGGGACAACAATAACCCAGGCATGGCATTTAATGGTGAGTTTTATGCCAATTTGGCGGTAAACGATGTATTGACGATTCAAGCGTTTACTTCAACCGGGACGCTAAACGTAACCAGAGTTCAACTGATCGCTCAAATGGAAGGGGTTACAAGCCTGCTCGCAACAATATGAATATGCCAGTCAATATCGATGTCACGATTTCGGTGGTTCCCCCTCAAATGGTGCCGCTGGTCTGGGACAAGGCAGAGCCTTTAATACAGCGGGGGGCAGAGCGCGCCCCGGATGATATTTCCATAGATAAAACCTATAATAAACTGATAACTGGTAGTCAATTGTTGATATTGATCACTAAAGGCACCGAGGTTATCGCGGTGAATGTTCTGGACACCAAGACAACGGATGCCGGGGTGAAATATTTATTTATCCACATAACTGCTGGGGATGAATTAGAATCATGGGTAGCGCAATTTCTGGAGGTTGCCAAGGCAATCGCCAAAGAGTACGGATGTAAGAAAATACGCGGCACTGGGAGACCCGGCTGGGCGCGAAAACTGAAACAATACGGATGGGAGGCATCCCACCAAACTGTCGAGTGTGAGGTCTAAAATGGGTTTGTCATCAAGCGATTCAGAAACCAGCCAGGAAGGTCAATTTAACCAAGAGGTTTGGGGAGGGCAAGCGCCTTATCTTCAAAACATGTACAGGCAATTCAACAGCCTGTTCCCTTCAATGCTGGGCGGCATGCGGGGGTTGATGCCAGGTGCTGTAGGTGGAGCTCAAGGGGTTTACGAGGGGTCAGTACCGGCATGGCAAGACCAGATGGCTGGCGGTGCTTACGGTAATCTACCCCTTGATCAGATGTACCAGGACGCCCTTCAGGGTGGTGGTGCAGAGCAAGACATTAACGAGATGATCATGGGCGGGGCGGGCAATGACTACGTTGACGCCATGAAAACCCAGATGCAATCGGACGCCTTTTCCAATCTCGACCAGACATTAAAGCGGTATGATCAGCGGTTTGCCGGTAATAACCTGGATTCCTCACGGCGAGACCTGTTGTATGCCGATGCAACCGAAGACGCGCTAGACGCCCTGCAGCGCGCACAGACCGGATTAGGGTATCAGACTTTCGATACGGATCTGGACAGGAAATTGGGTATTGCACAACGGGCTGATGCCTTTGACAAGGCCCGTCTAGGCAGCATTGAAAACGCCTTGGCCGGCAAACAAGCAGCCCAGCAGGGCGGTCTCGGTTTTGGGGCAAACCTGCAAAACCTGAATATGGGTCAATTCGCCCCCTATATGATGCCGTGGCAGATGGCCGGCGCTTATGCGAACGCCATGGGTGCGCCTGTTGTGTTGGGTTCGGGTAGTACCTTTGGTGCCGGCGAGAGTGATTCATCCGGGATTAGTTTCAAATAGGTGACTTATGTTTGAGTGGTTAGGTATTGGTGGTATATCTCCGGGTTCCAGTAGGGAATTTGAGATGTTTGACCAGACGGACTTTGACGATATCTCGGCATACGGGATAGATAACTCGCTGGGCAGTCTTTTGGGTGGCCAAGGTGGTAGCCCTTATGGTGGGGCTATGTGGCAGCGCGGCATGAATGCACCGATGCCTCAACTTAATAACTCGATGAACGTATTATCCAGCCTGATGAATATGACCGGACGCGCCCCGAAATACCAGGCCGGTGGAGTGCCTTACGCAAATCAATATGTTTCAGGACTCATGAGGGTCTAGCATGGCATTTCTTGACGATTATCTAAAAGCGCGACGACTGAGGACAAACCCCAATTTTGCCCGGATGCAATCTGCCTTGCAGATGAAGCAATTGGACAGGCAGTATGCCATGGAGGACTTAGCCCGTAACCAGGCGGTAGTGGGTGAATATATCGGCGCACCAGGACAGGCGGCAGTACCGGCACAAATGGAAGCAGTAGGCTCAGGCATCAATATGAGCTTATTTGACGACCAGGACGCACCTGGAGCCACCTCGGCCTATGTTCCCGGCACTGGAGCGCCCGCGGTAGAGAATATTACCGGTGAGATCGAGGTAGGCGGTCTAATGGGTGATTTGCCCCCTATTACGGCACCAGCTGCACCTGCCTTGCCGAGTCCGGTTGTGACAACCCAAGAGGCACGAGCAGCGGTTCCAGGCACTGGTTTGTACGCTGACGACCCCAGGGCGCAGACAGAGGCTTTTATGCGGATCGCGGGCGGTTCTCCGTTACAGGATGTCAGGACATCTGCCATGAATATTGTGGGTGATCGAATGGCTCCACCTGATCCTTATGCAGGTGTTCCGACAGGGTTTATGAGAGACCCATCTACTGGATATCTCAAAATAGACCCAGCCTATGAGAAATTTGCCTTTGACAAAGCACGATTAGGCAGAGCGCAAACAGATATTAATATTGGCGGCGAACCCCCGTATAAATTAGGTGCTGGGGAGGCGCTTGTTGATGAAAATGATCCAAGCAAAGGGGTTTATCTTGTGCCGGGTTCTGGCCCCTATATTGACCGCATTGTTAAGCCAATGGAACAGATAAACTCAGCGCAAAATTCGCTAGGGGAGTTGAATACATTAATCAAAAAACATGGAGGCGAGGTGATTGGCGGTGAAGCAAGAACAAGATTGCAAACCGCGTACACAGATTCTCTGCTTAAACTTAAAAATGTGGCGGAACTCGGTGTGCTTGCCGGCCCTGATCTTGATTTGCTGGAGTCTTTGTTAAATGACCCAACGGCTATATCTAACATTCTCAAAACGCCGGAACAGTTTATAAGTCAAATTGATTACTTAAATCGACAAGTTGAAACCGGAAAACGCGAAATATTAAAAAATCGTAATGTTCCAGAAAAAGAGTGGGGCCGATTTACATCAGCCATCGATATACCAGTATCGCCTGATGATCTGGTGCCTGGTCTTTCTTACAAAACACCAAAAGGTGTATTAGTTTTTGACGGCGAAAACTTCAGGAGTCCTGAGTAATGGCTGTTTACAGCATAAATGAAATCATGGGTGTTTCTCCAGAGGCAGGCCCTCCTGCTTCAAGAGACCGGGTTTCTATTGCTGACGTTTATCGTGAAATGCCAAAACCAGAAGTCAGTCGGGTTAATTATTTGCCTACTGTTGGTGAGCCTGGAGCTGAAGAGGCTGCAGCTACGGTCTTGTCTGGTATTGGTAGCACCATAGCAGGCGGTTATCGTGGACTTAGTAACTTTGGATTAGGATTAATTACCGGAAAAGGGCTTGACGCATCAATTGACCAGGCAGCTGACGCGGTAAGGAAAACACAGCAAGGCTACACTTATCAGCCGATGACAGAAACCGGACAACAAGCATTGTCTGATCTGCAAACAGGAATTGAAGCTGTTGAGGATGTTGTCAGATATCCTGTATCTGGAATTGTTGGTGCAGGTGATCTTGCTTGGGGTCTTTTTGATGATCAAGATTGGCAAGAAAACGTAGATCAATCCGTTGATACCATGATGTCAGCCAGGGATGACGTTTCTGGCACTTTAGGTGGTCGTATGCTTGAACGGACAGGAAACCCAGAAATGGCAACGGCAGCACATCTGGTGCCGGCCTCAATTGAGGCATTAGTTGGATTTAAGGGGCTTCCAAGGCCAGGATATGAGCCGTCATGGGTTCCGCAAATGCAGACCTTGCCGAAAACAGTAAGACAGGCAGCGCAAGGGACAGCGAAACAGCGTATGGCGCAGGATATCATGGAAGGCGCAACAAGAAACGAATTAGCACCTTATCGGGTAGCCCCTCCTCCCACTAGAACCGCGTCAGGCCAAGAGGCACCAAGAATCGCAGGATTGACCGCTTTAGCAGAACGCGGAGGGCCAAGGCTTGAGTCTGACCCATCAGCTAGACGGGCAATAAATCAAGGCATGAGAGAGGGAACCGTCCAGGCCATCAAGCAAGCCTCACCAATGGATAGGCGTAAAATGCTTGAAATGCTGGATATCAAAGAAAGGGCATTGAATGATGATACTTTTGCCCTGTCTGATCGGCCGCAGCAGGTTGTGGGAAATACCATTCTTGCACCATTAAGAACTTTATGGGAAATCAACAAGAATGCGGCTGCAGAGTTAGACTCTGTTGCTAACTCATTAAAAGGATCACAGGTTGATTATTCTGGCCCGGTTAATCGGTTTCTTGAAGAATTGCAGAGCAGCATGGGGATTCGATTTGACAACAATCTGACGCCAATTTATCGAGGTTCTGACATTGAAAAACTGGACGGCCCTCAGGCTATAGTCAACAATATCATGGAAAGAATGACAGAAACGGACGTTACCAGTGCTTATGATGTTCATCGTCTGAAAAAGTATATTGATGAAAACGTGACTTATGGGAAAGCTGGCGAAGGACTTAAAGGTAATACTCAAAGAATATTGAAGCAACTAAGACATGATTTGAACGAATTATTGCAAGCAAACTATCCAGAATATGCCAGGGCAAATCAAACTTATTCAGATACTATCGGAGTTATTGATGAACTGCAGGGCTTTTTGCCAAAGGCCATTGATATTACCGGCGAGTATGGTGATAAGGCGATGGGGCAAATTGCCCGTAAAATTGGCAGTAATTACGGTGCAAGAGTGCCGCTGATTCAAGCCCTGGATAATATAGAAACAATCTACAGGCGCTATACAAGCAATCCCAGTGTGCCACGCCTTGAGGGTGAGGGGCTTGGTTCTGAAAACTATTTGGCCCAGCTTATGTTTATGAACGCTCTGGATGAAATGTTTGGCGCATCTGGTGCCAATACTTTTCAGGGGCAGGTTGATAGGGGTGTCAGAAATGCAATGGGCAGGGTTGGTGAGGGTGTCGCAGGCGGCGCAGGTATAGACCCGTCAGCAGCAACACAAAACGCCATTGGTGGCCTTTTCCAGCAAGGCTATGATTTGTTGAAAGGCAGGAATCAAGAAAATGCGCTCAAATCAGTTCGGGATCTGCTGCAGTCGCTTGATTAACGCTTTGACAATCCCAGAAAAAACAAAAAAGACAGCAGACCTAAAGCAGCCCACCCAACAGGCCCGATATGAATCAGTAAAGCAACAACTGCAATTAAAAATACAATGTCCATAATTTCATTCTCCAGTAATAAGTAGTATATTCATCTTGCTAGCCATCAATCCCCATGATTGCCCCCTTTATTGGGGGCTTTTTTTGTCCATAATCATCTACAATAATAAGGGCGACCACCACCAGTAAGGCCCCGACAGCCCAGGAAGCACCAAGCTATTAAATGCGTCCTGTTTTTGACTGGTGGCGGTCTTAATCTTTCGCCCCCTCCAGTGCTTGCTGTGCATCATCTATTAACTGAATAATGTCATTGTCAATATCAGGATCATAATCACATGTTTTTAGGTACGACAACAGCGGATCAACAGCCTCCACCAGCGCGGCGTTTTCTTTTTCCAGTCTCACTTCATTTATGCTGCATTCAGTAATAGCTACATCCAGTGCCATGTTCTTCGCCTCCAGCTCAGCCACTTGCGAGGCTATGTGTTGGTTTAATGCGTCTACCCGATTACACGCTGAATCATGCTTGTGCATCACATCATAAAAAAATTGCAAATCAATAAACTGTTTCATTGTATTCCTTCAGTAGTTTTTGGAAGTCGCGCACTAGCGCCTCAGTGTGTCTGCGTTCAAAATCTTCTTGAGGGTATTCATCCTCATCGGTCAATATGTCCCGCTTACGCCATAAGGCCGATAATAATGCTTGAATAATTACTTGATCCCGCGTACCAGTCTCGAATTGTTGTGGTTCTTGTTCATCTATGTATCTCTGGTGTGCCATAATTCGCTCGGCATCTTCCTCACATTCCCGACAAGGGTGCGGCCATAATATTCCGTGTGGGCAGCGTGTTCCTCGCTTGGATTCGTCCGGCCTGTTCGCCATCCGTTCTACCTTATCCGCATATGTTTCATGTTTGTCAGTCATTGCTCGTTCCCTCTTATAGCACCAAGTAGGGCGTCATCCTGATCGCCGTGATTGCGATCACAAGACGGACGGCACTGCATAACCATTTCTTCTCCCTTGGGAGAAACCCTCACCAACCATGCGCCACGTTTTGACGCTTCCCACACATCAGACCCACATAGTTCGCATTTAACTTCACTTACCTTCATCACGCCACCCCCAGTATCTTGCACACGCACTGGAATACGGCTTCTTTGATGGTTTCGCCTCCGCCATAGTATTCTCCAACGTGTGTATTGTTGCGGCAAATATTGACATGCCATTCGTTGCCATCTTCGTTGCCAGAAAGAATATTCACATAACAATCCATGTTTTCGGCATACTTTTTAAGCCACCCTGTTAGCGCCACACAGACATCATCAGCTAGAGTGTTGAATTGAAATCTGCGAGGGTTTGCGTTTTCGTGAATCTCTACCCATACGCATTTATTCTTATCGTCAATATACACATCATCATGCAGCACATCAGCTACAGCCTTAATCTGGTCTAGTGTGAAGTCAGTCACGTTGATACTCTGGGATTAAGTCTTTGCTTTTCATAAGCTCAAGCAAATCATAAAGGCCATAATATTCATTATCTTCTATGCCTAATGGCCTTGTAAGGTGGTACATTTCGTCTGCCACATCGCCAAGATTCTCCGCAAGGCAGATTCCCCACAGCACCCCGATTAACTCGTCTTTATCTATTTTAATTTCCATCATCTATCTCCTATAAGGCGGCACTGGCAGGACTCGAAACCTGCTTAGACTTACGAGGCGAGGTTTGCGCCTTCTTAGTCCGGACTTGCTCTATGCTAACCATTGATTACCTACCCGGTCGCGCAACAATTCCCGCTTTGCTTGCGGCTAATCGGTACTCGCCTTAACAGGCAGCGCTCTTCCCCGGTTACTTCCTCAATGTGCGTGTCCTTCCACGCCGCAGTGCCATTGTTCATTTAATCTTTGCTAGTAGGACATGGGCGGCCATTGCAGCATCGTCTATATGTTCAAAGCTGCCAACGCCCATAGATACCTGCTCTATAAATTCCCGCAATTCCTCCGCATGTTCCCGCGCTGGAGTGGATAGGAGGTATTTGACATCATGCTCGAATATCTTATCCGCGCACCATGTAACCTCATCACCAACCGGCTTGAAGTTTTCCGGTGTATCGCTTGGGTCGCCATCGCCATGCCACTGCAAATAAATAACGTCTGGTGTGTTCATTACATAGTCCCTCGCTTAATCATTTCAGCGTGGGTGTATCCCATGCAGTGCTGCAGCTCATGATCCCGGATACGCTGATTAAAAGCGGGGGCGTAGACATTGCAATCTTGCCCCTCCCACAAAACTCGAGTAGCGCAACCGCCGACCCTGGAGCGTACACCACTGCGCGAAACGTGCTGCGTGGTATAGCCGCGACCATTGCCACAGTTGTCCATGATCTCTGCAGGCGTAGTGCCGGCCAGGATCACCCGCACCGGATAGCCGTCTTTGTGCATGACCGTATCAGGCCAGAACTCATCAATAGCTTTTTTGGTATTGATGCCTGCTTGACAACCACCTAATACAAAAACCAGCAACAGAATACCGACCGCTGAAACTACCGCCATCATTCCAGCCAATATTTTTGCTTTCATCTTTTCTACCCCTTAATTAAC